GCAAATGGACTGTTGGCACCAGAAGTACTCGTTGGGTTATTCATCGGTCTTGTGCGTAGTGCAACCGATTCTTCAACCTCTGCTTCAGGCTCAACATCGCCCTTTTTCTTTTTCATCTTATCGTCCTTCTTGCCCTTTTTGGCAATAACGTCATCGTCACAGGCGTCTTTTTTATTTTCAGACACTGCAGATGAGTCGCTGACGTCAGGTGAGAATTCAACGCCAGCAGGGTTATTCGACGACTTGGTTTCCTTACCGTCTTTGTCTTCTTTTTTCTTACCCTGAGAGATTTCTTTAGCCTTCTCCCATAGGGCTAGGTAATCTTCTTTTTCCATTGTTGTATTCCTTTGGACTTTATGCTATTTATGCATTACGACAGCTCAAAATGAACTGCATCGATGAATGGACGTCTTCCTTGCTTACGACGAGTGGACACATAATGATCCATTGCGCTTTTGGCGTTTCCATCCCATTGTGAAATGTTCTGTACGTTCCAAGCTGCTCCCCAACGAAGACGAACACCCTGTTCTTTGGCTGCTTGTTTCATTGCGTCGGCAATTTCGTCATAATATTTAAGGTCCCAACTGATTTTACCGTCTACGTAAGCAGCAAGGTCTACAGCAAGTCCTTTAATATGTTTGGAGTTCATGGTCTGAGATTTACCCTGTTTGACCAGTTGTTTCTGACGTGCACGCGTGCGTACACCTTCAATCACAGCAAAGTCTACTTCAGTAATTTCAATCGCACGTTCTACAACGCGGATGAGTTTCCCATTGACACCCTTTAGTCGATTCTTTGATCGATTGGATAGGTTATATGCCATTATTCATTTCCCTCTGGTAATAGGAGGCTATCGAGCCACTTGCGGGATTTCTTACCATCTTGTTCGATGATGACGTAATTCGGACCGCAGTGGACTACAGTTGCCACCTCATTTGTTTCTGCAATAACGACTTCATCATTTTCCTGCCAGAGTTCGCCCTTTAGGTATCTCTCGCGTACTTCATTCAAATTACCAAGATTCACATTATTGCGAAAGTCTTGGGTCTCTTTTAGCCCGTGGTCTTTTCTAATACAATTGAAGAGCGAACGAGCTTCTTCGGTAGTAGTCTTCTCGGCTAGACATTGAGAAAACTTAGTAAAGTCATCCTGACGCGCTGATTCGATCACGTATGATTCATTGACTGGTTCCAGAGCGATGACATTCTTATAGCCAGATGTCTCCAGAACTTTGACTGCGTCTTCGATTGAATTCACATTCTCGTTTGTTATAATCGATCTAGCATGACGAGGAAAAAGTTTGCGTGCAAGCTTTAGATTTTCCTCAGGCATAAAGACTTTATATGAAGAGAATGAACCCTTCGATTTCATTTCATCGAGTTTTTTCTCGTGTTCCCGGGTAGGGGGATTCATGGTTTCAAATGAAACGTGAACAGATTTCTGCTCTTCCTTGAGGAAACTCTTAAATGATCTAATCATGATGTTTTCTTTCTTGCCATTTCTTTCTTGCGTAGCTGTGGGAACATCTTGCGAGCAACCTGATCGATCTTTGCTGTCATCTTGTTCAGACGCTTTTCAATAGCCTCGCGGCGTGCAAAATCTAGGTCTTTCTTGCTTCCCTTTTTAGTCAGTTTTTTCATAATCTCAAGACGAGCATGCTTACGAGCTCTCTTGAGTAGAGTGTCCTTTGAAGCCATGCGGCGTTTAGCACGTTCACGACCCATTTTGATTCGAGATTTATTACGCTTAAAGACAATGGCTGCCTTACGACGTTGTGCCATGTTTAGAGCTTCATCAACCTCTACTTCTTCGTTAGCATTATAGCGGTCGAGTTTGATACCCTTCTTTTTGGCTAAATTAAGTCCTCGGTCACGCTTGCTCGCGCGCGGACCATGGTAATCCATTTTTCGTCTATTCTTTTTATCCGATCGACGGTTTTGGCCAAAAGGAGACATTCTACTGCTTGCCTTATGGTCTTCGTCATCGTGACGGATGTATTCCTTTGAAGCTTTTTTAAAATATGAGTCAAGAGTTTCCTTGCTCAGTTCATCAAGTTGAGTCTCTTCACTCATCTTGGTGATAGCCTTCTGCATACCCTTGGTACGCTTCTTAACTTTTTTGAAGTCACGTGGATCAGTCTTGGCCAGGTCAGTTGTTGCCTTGCGAGCGTAGCGAGCCATCATGTCTTTAGAC